ACTAGGATGAATATGTATCAGTACATGATCGCTATAGTTATAGGCGTAGTGTTACTTATAGGTATGGCACTGGGTGGTTTAGTTGCAATGTTACTAGGAGGATAAATGGCAGCGAACGATAAGCAAGTAAGCGGTACGCACTACAAAGACAAGGACATTCAACCTTGGGACTACATAGCTGCTAACAAGCTAGGTTACTTTGAAGGTAACGTAGTGAAATATGTTAGTAGGTGGAAGAGCAAGGGTGGTCTAGAAGATCTAAAGAAGGCTAGGCACTACCTCGATAAGCTAATAGAACTGAATAGATAAGTGAATAGATAAGTGAATAGATAAGGAGGGGATCATGGAAACATTACTGCTGTGGTTAAGTCTGGTAGTGTACTTTGAATCAAGAGGTGAACCCGCTGTATGTCAGCAAGCAGTAGCGCATGTGGTGCTTAACCGCACTAAGGATGGGGATGTAGCTAAGACGGTACTAGCACCTTACCAATTCTCATGGGTTCCTGAGAAGATGCACAACGGTATACTGAAACCTGAGCATAGACCCAACAAAGAATCCCCTGCATGGAAGCAAGCAGTAGAGTCAGCATTGAAGGCTATATACACAGTAGACTTTTACGAGGCTACCCACTTCCATGCAACGTACATAGCCAAGCCTAAGAGTTGGTCTAATTTGAAACTGGTGCACACATGTGGGCAACATCATTTCTACAAGGAGATAGCATGAAGATAATAATTATTATATTAGCGTGTGTATCTGGTGCGGTGCTTGCAGACGGCGTTGATTTCAATACGTCTAATCCCTATACACATAGCAACAACCCGTACACATCTAGCAATAATCCGTACACATCGGATAACAACCGATACAGTAACGACAACAACCCGTACAACCAGAGTAGTCAGAGGATAATCAGAGATAACTCAGGGCAACCCACGGGCTACGCTGTGCCTAAGAAGGATGGCGGTACTAACTACTTCAGCTACGGTAGTACAGAGAGGAAGGGTTATCAATCAGGAGTGAGCAAGTAAGTGAGAGGAGTAAAGAAGGAAGTTGATCCTGCAAGCGAAAGGATGAGGTTGTACCTAGCTGGACGAAGAGACTGGGTTTCGCAGAAGCACCTTGCTAGATATTTTATTGTAAGCAGGGGGAAGGTTACTACTTTACTAAAGAAAGCTGTAAAGACAGGTATACTAGAGGAAACCGTATTTCACGATAACAAGTACTACAGAACCCCAAGGGTATCGACAATGAGTTCATGGTCTTACAGTAGTCTCAAAACATTTGAGCAATGCCCGAAGAAGTATTACCACTTACGGATACTCAAGGACATACAAGATAAAGGTAGCGATGCTACGTTGTACGGGCAGGAACTACATAAAGCTGCTGAGGACTACGTAAAGTCAGATGTGGCTATACCCCCCAAGTTCTCGTTTGTTAAGGACGTACTAGATAAGCTGAAGAACATCACAGGGGACAAGCACTGTGAACTTAAGCTAGGTGTAAAGAAGGTAGGCACTGGATACGCACCCTGTGGCTTCTTTGATGCCGATGTATGGTGGCGGGGTGTAGCTGATCTGGTGATTAGGAAAGGGGACATAGCTTTCTCTGTAGACTACAAGACCAGTAAGAACGCTAAGTATGCAGATACTAAACAGTTAGATGCTATAGCTGCTGCGCTGTTCACCCACTTCCCCGAGCTTAAGAAGATCAAGTCAGCGTTAGCGTTTGTAGTAAGTAAAGAGTTCATACACAAGGAGCACCACGCCGAGCTTCGTGATTCATACTTCAACACATTTGAACCGGAGCTAGATCGTCTTGCTGCTGCTGAAGAAACAGGAGTGTGGAACGCATCATCAGGGCCGCTGTGTAAGTTTTGCCCAGTACATCATTGTGAACATCAAAGGAGAAGATAATGCCTTACGTAAACAAGCCTAGACCATACAAGAAAGAGTACGAACAGTATCAAGGAACGGAAGAACAAAAGAAGAACCGTGCTAAGCGTAACACTGCACGTAGCAAGCTAGAGAAATCCGGTAGCGTAAGTAAGGGTGATGGTAAAGATGTAGATCACGTCAAGCCGCTGTCCAAAGGCGGATCAAATGATAGTTCCAACCTGAGCGTAAAAACCGCCAGTGCCAACAGATCTTTTAAAAGGAAAGCAGATCGCTCAGTTAAATGAAAATAATAGACGATAAAATATTACTGGTTCGGACAAAACGACCCCATCTAATAACAGAAAGTATCAAGAAGAGTAAGGTAGTAAGTCAGGAAGAAGATGTATACGAGGTGGCAATACACTGGGGGCTAGAGGAAGCACAAGCCCTCGCTAAACTTCGTATTAAGGACGTACCTTCAACGATCAAGCGTGACTACAAGTGGACAGGTAGGCTTACTCCATTTGCTCACCAGAAGGAAACATCTTCGTTCTTAACCTTACACAAGAAGGCGTTTTGTTTCAATGAGCAGGGTACGGGTAAGACCGCATCTGTTATCTGGTCTGCTGACTACCTCATAAACATAGGGGAGATACGCCGTGTGCTGGTGCTATGCCCCCTGTCTATTATGAAGTCGGCTTGGCAAGTGGACATGTTCAAGTTTGCTATGCACCGTAGTTGCTCTGTTGCTCATGGCGACTCCAAGACACGCGCTAAGATCATCGCTGCTGGTGCTGAGTTTGTAGTAATCAACTTCGATGGCCTAGCTGTTGTTAAAGATGAAGTCATAGATGACGGCACGTTTGATCTGGTCGTAGTTGATGAGTGCAACGCCTATAAGAATATGCAGACTAATAGGTGGAAGGTACTGAGGGATGTATGCGCTAGTGCTAAGTGGGTGTGGATGCTAACAGGTACGCCAGCGGCGCAGTCTCCTCTAGATGCTTACGGCATAGCAAAGCTGATTAACCCCGAAGGATGCCCTAAGTACTACGGTCAGTTCCGAGATCAGGTGATGTACAAAGCCTCGCAGTATCGCTGGATTCCTAAGCCACAGGCACAGGAGGTAGTGCACAAGGTGCTACAGCCAGCCATTAGGTTTGAGAAGGATCAGTGTCTCGATCTACCCGAGGTAACCTTTGTTGACCGTGAAGCGCCACTAACAGCGCAACAGCAGAAGTACTACAACATGCTTAAGAGGCAGATGACTCTAACTGCGGATGGCGAATCAGTCACTTCAGTTAACGCCGCTGTTAACCTCAACAAGCTGCTACAAATATCTGGTGGTGCTGTCTATTCGGATAATAAAGAAGTCATAGAGTTTGATGTATCTAATAGGCTACAGGTAATCCTAGAGGTGATTGAAGAATCATCGCATAAGGTGCTGGTGTTTGTTCCGTTCACCCATACTATAGAGTTGTTCAGAGAGTTTCTTGAGAAGAACAAAATATCGTGCGGGGTTATCAACGGGCAGGTTTCAGTTAACAAGCGCAGTGAGGTGATTAAGCAGTTCCAAGAGTTACCTGATCCACATGTGCTAATCATACAACCTCAAGCTGCATCACACGGTCTTACACTAACTGCGGCTAGTACTATTATCTGGTATGCGCCCGTAACTAGCGTAGAGACTTATTTACAAGCCAATGCTCGTATCAACCGTCCGGGGCAGAAGAACGCCATGACTATTGTGCATATACGGGGTAGTGAAGTAGAGAACAGGTTGTATAAAATGCTGCAAGGCAACATAACAAATCATACGAAGATAATAGATTTATACCGCCAAGAAATATCAGAAAGTGTTTGACTTTGTCAAAGGTTGTGATATAGTTACTACGGTATAAAACGAGAAGGAGATTAAAATGTTAGATAGCGAAGTAGATATTAACAAGCTAGTAAAGGTGTACCTAAAGATTCGTAATGCTATAGATGAAAAGGAAACGCAGCATAAAGAAGAGTTAGCATCACTGAAAGAGCAGTTTGGTATCGTCGGGCAAAGCCTCTTGAACTTATGCAAAGAGCAGAACCTAGACAGTATCAGAACGCCAGTAGGAACAGTCTCTCGTAGGATTTCTACACGGTATTGGACGAGTGATTGGGATTCGATGTATCGGTTCATATCAGAACATGATGCACCTTTCTTACTGGAGCAAAGAATCCACGGGACGAATATGAAGGAGTTCCTAGAAGCTAATCCCGAAGCGTTCCCTATGGGTATGCAAGCAGACCGTAGTTACACCGTACAAGTTCGTAAGCCTAATAAAATATAAGGAGCAGTAAATGAGTAACCTAGCTATTTTCAAACAAGATGGTGCTGTTGTTTCTACCAAGAGAGAGCTTAGCGATTTTGCTAAGACATTTGAATCAGCCACTAACGCCAGTACTTCACGCCGTATACAAACCAATGTTAATGGTACGTTCAAGCGCCTAGTAAACGGCAAGCAAATCGGTGATGCCCTACGTGGTGAGATCAACGTAATCATCGTGTACGCACTGCCAAAGGTATCCCGTATATTCTACAAAGAGAAATTTGATCCTGCTAAAGAAGCTACCCTGCCTAACTGCTGGTCTAACTTAGGTGATAAGCCCGAAGAAGCTGCATCAGACAAACAGCATACCAACTGCGCTGACTGCCCAATGAACATAGCTGGTTCTGGCGAAAGCGAGAAGAGCAGGGCTTGCAGGTTCCAACGCCGTATCTCTGTGCTAGTTGAGAACGATGCCCCGGGCGATGTGTATCAGTTCAACATCCCTGCTAAGTCTATCTTCGGTAAGGGTACAGGCAACGTGCATCCTTTCGAGAGCTACATCAAGTTCCTGCTTGCTAACGGCGAATCACCTGACAATGTGGTTACCAACATAAGCTATGACTTGAACGCAGACTCTATGGAGCTTGCATTTACGCCACTACGGGGTATAACCGACGAAGAATATGCACTGGTTAAAGCAGCTCAAGCTAGACCTGAGACCCAGATGTATACTAAGATCACTGTTGCTCAAGCTGACAAGGTAACTAAGCAGCCGATTGCAATAGAGCAAAAGCCTAAGATAGCCCGTTCTGATGA